CCGCGATCCAACATGCGATGAATCTGAAATTTACGGACGAGCTGGCATTTCAGGCTGAATACCAGAATGAACCCCTGCCGGATGATATTCAGGATGACAATCTGCTTTCCGTCGATGAAATCTGCCACCTTGTCAACGGTCTTGATCGCGGTGTCGTTCCGCTGAATTGCATCCGCGTTACCATGTTCGTTGACGTGCAGAAGCCCCTTTTATTCTATTGTATATGTGCATGGACGGACGATTTCACCGGCTCCGTGATTGATTACGGGACGTACCCCGATCAAAGGCGGCTCCGGTTTTCGCTGGTTGATGCGAATCCCACGATGCAGACGCTTCATCCGAAAGCCGGTTTGGAGGGACAATTGTACGCCTCTCTTACCGCGCTCTTTGATGAGCAGATGAAGCGTGAATTTCGCCGTGAAGATGGCGCGCTGCTGCATATCGAAAGGGCGATGATTGATGCGAACTGGGGGCAATCGACGGATGTGATTTACCAGTTCTGCCGTCAAAGCGGGTATTCCTCGATCCTCTATCCGTCGCATGGTCGGTACGTCGGCGCGTCAAGCCGCCCTATGACCGAATACAAGAAGAAGCCCGGCGAACGCCTCGGATTCAACTGGTATATTCCGGTCGTGTCCGGTAAACGCGCGATCCGCTATGTGATCTATGATACAAATTTCTGGAAGTCCTTTATTCACTCGCGTCTTTCCGTGGCTATGGGCGATCCCGGCAATCTGTCTTTGTTCGGGAAGAATCCGCTGTACCATCAATTATTCGCCGAGCATCTTACGGCGGAATACCGCGTCAAGACGCAGGGGTTAGGTCGTACCGTGGATGAATGGAAACTCAAATCCTCGCATCAGGATAACCACTGGCTTGACTGTATCGTCGGGTGTGCGGTCTGCGCTTCGATGCAAGGCTCCGCATTACCGCAGCAGATGAATTCCGTTTACCGGAAGCCGCCGATGAAGCTGTCCACACGCACCGTTCTGGACACTCCCGCGCCGGTATTGCCCACACCGTCTGTTCCCATGCCGGAAACGAATCATAAAATTAGGCTTTCCGACATCCAAAGACGGCGCGCCGGGATGTAAATCCGGCATTTTTACCCTGCAAAACATGATTTTTGCCTTTTTTCGGGTCAAAGTTTGTCAGCAAATGCGTCATTTCATTCCACTTTTTGTCTGTTTATTCCTCTTTATTCCTTAAAAACCTAAAATGTTGCTGAATTCGACTTGTTTATTTCCTAAATATTTGCGGAAATCGAAATAAAATTTAGTTTATTTTCTAAAATTGTGCTGAACTCAATAATTTGCATTTTGTTTAATCTCTAAAATTGTGCTGATTTCAGAAATTTGCATTTGGTTTAGTATGCTAAATTTGTGCTGATTTCAATAATTTGCAAGTCAAGAATGAGCGAATTTCGCAAAACTCCGGGACGAATGGCAAAAACGAAAAACATTGATGCTCCAATAAAATGCAAATTATTTGCTGACAAGACAAAATAGAGGGTTATAATATTATATATATAATATATAATATATATAAAGAGAGATTTTTTCTGATTTTTTTTCTTTTTTTGATATATTTTTTCTGTGTATATTTATCAGCGCGCGATTCCCGGTGTGTATTATCGCGCGGGGGAAAACCAAAAAATTTTGTCAGCATCGCCGGACGGTCGATTACCGTCTGAAAAATTCTTGATGTTTTCGGATTGTCGGATCGCCGGGCATCCACCATCCGTTTCCGGGATAGCCGTCTGGTAATTCCCGCCGCCCGGTGCATCTGCGTGTTGCGCGCGCATGTGTGATGCGTCATGTGCGCCGGGAATCGGAACAAAAACCTGCATTTCGCGGTTTTATTGCAATTTTACCGACCTGCGAAAAACGCCATCTTGTTAATTTTTGTTCTGTTTTGTGCTTGAAATCAATGTTTTTTGAGGGTAAAAAGTGGAAAAAATAGGCGGTTTTCTCCCAAAACGATTACTATTGATGAAATTTATTACGCGGGATTGTACCCGCACAACACGGGGGATGCCATGCCTGAAATCGAAATGAGCGTTGAGGAACGCATCGTAAAAAACGCAACCGAGGGATTCAAGTCTGCCGAACAGGACGGCGGGCGCGCCGAGCAGTTCTCCGTTGAGGATCAGATCAAGGCTGCGAAGTTCGCCGCATCGGTCGCGGCTTCCAAATCCCCGCGTCTTGGAATCCGCATCGGAAAGATGCTTGCCGGGGGAGCGCAGTAATGAAACTGTCTTTGCTGAAACTGTTTTCAAAACGGCTGCGCACCCGGCGAACCGAGGACGGCAAGCTCGTCAAGGCGCGGTATGATGCCGCCGGGTACGGCCCGGAAAACAGAAAGCATTGGAGCGCGTCGGATGACCTGTCCGCCGATGCCGCCGCGAATTACGATGTTCGCAAGACGCTCCGGCAGCGCGCCCGGTACGAAGTCGAAAACAACTCCTACGCAAAGGGCATCATCCTTACTCTGGCGAACGATACCATCGGAACCGGCCCGCGTCTGCAATGCCTTACCGACGATGAAACGCTCAATTCGGATGTCGAAGTCGCTTTCGGGAAATGGGCGGAAGCGATTGATCTTGCCGGTAAGCTCCGCATTGTCCGCCGTGTTCGCGCGGTCGACGGCGAGGCGTTCATCTTCCTCGTGCAGAATCCGAAAGTCCGCAACAACGACGTCAAGCTCGACCTCCAGCTTATCGAAGCCGATCAAGTTACAAATTCTCAAAATGTCATGCTCGAAGATGAGGAAACGCAGGTCGACGGTATCAAGCTCGACCGGTTCGGCAATCCCGTAAGCTATCACGTCCTGCTGCATCATCCCGGCGGAAACTACGCGACCAACAACGTGATCGACAAGGCGAAAGATTATCCCGCCGAAAACGTGATCCACTATTTCCGCATTGACCGCCCCGGTCAGCATCGCGGTATTCCTGAAATTACATCGGCGTTGCCGCTGTTTGCCCAGCTTCGCCGATTTACCCTTGCCGTCATTACCGCTGCGGAATCCGCCGCCGATTTCGCCGGTATCATTTATACCGATTCGCCCGCCGGTGGAGAATCCGAAGACCTCGCCGCCCTCGATCCGATCCAGCTTGAACGGAACATGCTCCTTACCATGCCCGGCGGCTGGAAGATGGGGCAGCTTGATTCAAAACAGCCGTGCAGCACCTATGGAGAATTCAAGAATCAGATTCTCAACGAGATTTCGCGATGCCTCAATATGCCGTTCAATATCGCGTCCGGCAATTCCAGCGGGTACAATTACGCATCCGGGCGGCTCGATCATCAAACGTACTACAAGAGTATCCGCGTCGAGCAGAAAAACATCGTTACGCGAATCCTCGATCCCATTTTCCGCCGCTGGTACCGCGAATATGCGATGGCAACCGGCAAGAGCGTTACCGCAATCCCCGACCACACGTGGTTCTGGGATGGCTTCGAACACGTCGACCCGTCGAAGGAAGCAAATGCGACCGCAATCCGGCTTCAAAACAATGTTACGACCTACGCGATCGAATACGCGAAGCAGGGACGCGACTGGGAAGATGAATTACGCCAAAGAGCAAAAGAAAAGAGGCTCATGAAAGAACTTGGTCTTACCGACGCTGATTTGCGCCGCCATGATGCCTCAAACAACGAGGAGAACGAAGAATGAGTACGCTTCAATCCGAAGAAGTCCACACGCTTACTCTTACCGCCGCCGCACAGGTCGACGGGAAAGAAACGAAGCGTCCGCGCGTCTCCGGCTGCGCATATTCCGGCAAGGCAATGCGCGTCGGATGGTGGGAATATCCCGTGATCGTCGCCGTCGACGGCATCGAATTTGCGGAGCAGATTCCCCTGCTGATGAATCATGATAACTCCACCGACGCCCGCATCGGTATCATCAATGCGTCCGTCGAGGAAAACCAGCTCATGATCTCCGGTGAAATCTTTTCCGAAACCGAAGAAGCCCGGAACGTGGTCGAGCAGATGAAAGCAGGTGCCGACTGGCAGATGTCCATCGGCGCGGATGTCAAGGAATGGAAACGTGTCGAGGCGGATCAGCGCGAAACTGTCAACGGCATCGAATGTTCCGGCCCGCTTATCGTCGTCCTGAAATCCACACTCCGCGAGGTAAGTGTGGTCGCTGTCGGCGCGGATGCGTCGACGAATATGAAAATCGAGGCAAAGTTGAATTTAACTTCAAACAGAGGAGAAAACCCCATGCCTGATGAAAAAAAGCCCGCCGAGACAATCGGCACCAACAATCCCGCTCCGGCTCCCGTTGAAGCGAGCATTACGCAGACCGACGTTACCGCCGCTGCCCTGTCCGCCGTCAAAGCCGAACGCGAACGCGTTGCACAGATCAAGGAAATCTGCGCCGGTGAATTCCCCGAAATCGAAGCGAAAGCCATTGCGGACGGCATCGGCATTGATGAGGTTCGCACACAGGTTCTTGCCGCGTTCCGCAAGAAAGAACCTCAGGCTGCTCCGAACATCGCCATCCACAGCAATGCCACCGATGCGAAAACCATCGAGGCGGCTCTTGCCCTCCGCGCCGGTGTCGGCGAGGCGATCATGCTGAAAGCCTACGGCGAACAGGTCGTGGAAGCTGCCGCGAAGAACTGCGACATCTCCCTCAAAGAGACGATGGTCGAATGCCTCAAGATCGAAGGCAAAGATCCCGGTCGCACCTTCGGCAACGATACCATCGAAGCCGCATTCAGCTCCGTGTCGCTCCCCGGCATCCTGAACAACGTCGCCAACAAGAAGCTCCTGCAGGCGTTCACCGCCCAGCCGATCATCGCCACCCGCCTTTGCAGCACCGGCGATCTGAACGACTTCAAGGAATCCGAACGCTACCGTCTCACCGACGTGGGCGATCTCAAACAGGTCGCGCAGGACGGCGAAATTCAGGACGGCGGTCTGACCGAGGAAAAGGCGGTCAACAAGCTCGAAACCTACGCGAAAAAGTTCTGCCTCACTCGCCAGATGATTATCAATGATGATCTCGGCGCGTTCATGCGGATTCCGACCGCGATGGGCAATCGTGCCGCCCGCCTCATCGACCAGCTGTTCTTCAAACGTCTGCTCGCGAATCCCACACAGGCGGACGGCAATGCCCTGTTCCACTCCGCTCATGGCAACCTGCTCACCGGCGCGACCTCAGCGTTCGGCGTGGATTCCCTGCAGGAAGCCATCGGCAAGTTCCTCGATCAGGTCGATGCCGACGGCCAGCCGATCAGCGTCGAGCCGCGTTTCCTGCTCGTTCCGACCGCCCTCAAGTTCAAGGCTCTGGAACTCACCAAAGGTACGCAGTTCGTCATCGCCGGTGATACCAACACCGTCCGTCCGGCTCTGAATGCCATCGCCGATGAAAATCTGCAGGTCGTTTCCAGCCCGTACCTCGCGAACGCCGCCTATCCCGGCCACTCCGCCACCGCGTGGTATCTGTTCGGCGATCCCTCGCAGGTCGATACCTTTGAAATCGGCTACCTCAACGGAAAGCGCACGCCCACCATCGAGCGCGGCGAAACCGATTTCAACACCCTCGGCATGTGGTTCCGGGTCTATTTCGATCTCGGCATCCGTGAACAGGGGCATCGCGGTATCGTCAAGTCCAACGGCGCAGCCTGATCCAACAATCCACACCCACACAAATAGGAGATTCCCACTATGAATTTCAAGTTTGTTGCTCCCGGTGAATCCATCGACTACACTCCGACCAGCGCGGTCGCTGCCGGTGATGTCGTGATTCAGGGCTCTATTGTCGGTGTCGCAAAAACCGATATTCCGGCGAACCAGCTTGGCGCGCTCGCCGTTACCGGTCTTTTCGACGTGAAGAAACACACGGTCGCCATCGACGCTGGCGCAAAGGTCTACTGGAATACCACCAGTTCCTACGCGACGAACGTTGCTTCCGGCAATACCCTCATCGGTCTTGCCGCCGAAGCCGCAGCCAGCGGTGCCGCGACCGTCAAGGTTCTCCTGAACAAGTGATGACCTTTTTCTCCTGAAAGGTTGTTTTGCGTTATGGATATGCTACGTTCCGCAAGCGCATGGCTGGCACAAGCCCGCGTCGACAAGCTCTCCGAAACTGTCATGCTCCAGCATTTCAGCGACGGGGAGAAGTCCGGCGCGCCGGTTGAGCTTCATGCTACTCGCGGGCGTAGCCTATTCCGTGCGGATGACAAGTACGGCGTTACAATCCGTGTTCAATCCGTCGATTTCATCGTTCCGGCTTTCGAGCTTGGAAATCAATTCCCTGAAAAGGGCGACGAAATCTACGCCGACGGGCGCGTGTTCGAGGTTCTTGCCCCGAATGATGAACCCGTATGGCGATGGAACGGTAACTTTGGCAACGCCGTCCGAATCCACACGAAGGATATGGGCGAACCGGAAGAAGAAGAAACGCAAAGTCAAGAGGTGAGCGATGGCGACTGACATGAGTTCCATTCTTACCGCTATTGCCGGTGATACCGCGCTTGCGTCGTGGAATCCCGTTGTTTCCACTCTCCCGGAATACGAGTTGAAGGAAACGAAAACGGCGAAATGCTGTATCGTTCCCGCCGGTATTCGATACCGGAACATCGCGCGCTCTGCCGTGCAAAAAATCTTTATCGTGGAAATCGGTTTCCTGAAACGCGGCAAGACTCTCGACGTGAAATCCCTTGTCGGCGAAATTGAAGCAATCGCGCTCCACATCATGCAGCAGACTTATTCCGGCGCGCGCGTAGTCGGCGTTGAGAATGAACCTCTGTACGACGATGAACAATTGCGGACAAAAAGCCTTTTTCAAAGCGTTCTGTCCGTCCAGCTGCAGGAGCTGTAACGATGCTGAATCTCGCCTACAAAATGCAGATCGACGATAAAGCCGTCAAACGCGCGGTCGAAAAAGCCGCGCCGGAGACGCTTTCGCAAGCCGGTCGTTACGTTATGGGGATCGTCCGCGCTTCCCTGCATCAGCGCAGAGACCCGAATGTAAGCAGCATTCCGGGGAAACAGCCCTTTTCTCATGCCAGTGCGTTCAATCGCGGCTTCAAACGAACCGTCGTTTATGCTCTTGAAGAAGATCGCCGCGCCGTTCTCGTCGGGCCGCAGCTCGTTCGCGTCGGAATGTCCGAAATCGCGAAATCTCATGAGTTCGGCGGCTCGCGAAGCATCAAGCATACTTGGCATGAGGAGCTGAAAACAAAGGACATTAAGCCGGGCGTGGTTGCTCCGGTTACGTCAAAGTACGTTTCCACACGCCGCGATCCGATTGTCCGCTCCGACCCGGATTCCGATCCGATGACCGGTCGCCCGATCTTCTGGATTCGCTTGCGTACAAAATCGCAGGTCGAACATTCCGTCCGCCTGATGCGGCGAATGCGGCTTGCGCACACCACGACGAGGCGCGACAATTATCCGCCGCGCCCGTTCATGCGGCCAGGGCTTGCTTATGCCACACCGAAACTTTCCGCGTTCTGGAGAAATGCGGTTAAACCGTAAAAACCAATAGGAGACTTGAATATGTCTATCGTTCTTGGGCTTGATGCCAAACTGTTTCGCGGGGTTGCCGGTAACACCGCCGCCACCGAAATGAAAAACGTCAAGGATGTGACCCTCAACATCGAATCCGGCGAGGCGGATGTTACCACCCGCAAGGCGCAGGGATGGAAGATGTCGGTCGCGACGCTGAAATCCGGCTCGGTCGAGTTCACCATGAACTACGATACCGCCGATGCCGATTTCCTCGCGCTTCAGTCCGCGTTTTTCAGCAATACGCCGCTCGCGTTCTTCATTTCCGACGGTCATGGAAACGGGCTGGACGCGGACTTCACGATCCTCAATTTCAACCATTCGCAGCCGCTTGAGGAAGCGATCACGGTTTCGGTTACGATCAAACCGACCGATTCCACACGCGCGCCCGCTTGGAAAACGTCGGGGTCGTAATTCATGAGGAGCTTTGTTGATAAAAACGCTCGCGCTTGGAGCCTTGTCGTCAACATCGCAACCGTGAAACGGGTTCGTTCGCTTTGCGACGTCAATCTTCTGGAGCTTATCACAGTCGATGAATCCGGTAAAACGAATTCTTCCGTACTGGATAAGCTCTCGGAAGACCCGGTTTTGCTTGTGGACGTGCTGTATGCCGTCTGCAAGCCGGAAGCGGACAAGCTCGGCATTTCGGATGAACAATTCGGGGAATCCCTCGACGGCGACGCAATCGAAAAGGCGACCGAAAATCTGCTTGATGAGATCGTCGATTTTTTCCCCGAAGCGAAGCGGAAAGCGTTTCGGAAGATTCTGGATGCAACCAGGAGATTCCAGCGGGAAACGGCGGAAAAGATCAAGAAGCTCGTGGAAAGCGAGGAGTTCGACAAGCTGATCGACTCACGTATTCAAAAATTGAGCAATATTGGCTTGGATGCGCCGGAATCCTCGGAATAGACCCCGATCCTTTTACGCTTCGCGAATTGAACATCATGGTTGAAGCCCGTGGTCGGTTTGAATGGAACCAAACATCGGCTTTACTGGCAACGGTAATCAACATCATGCGCGATCCGAAGAAAAGCAAGGCGATAACGCCGGATGAGCTGAATCCGTATCACGTCAAACAAAAACCGAAAAACATTCCCAAAGTTCCGATCACCGTACTCAAAGACCTTTTTGTCAAGAATTGAGGTAAACAATGGCACTTGCTACTGCATCAAGAATCCGCGCTGGCGAGGCGTATGTCCGTATTACCACGGATAATTCCGCATTGGTGCGCGGTCTGCAAAATGCAAAACAGCATCTTCGCGATTTCGGGCAAAGCCTGAAAGGTGTTGGTGCGGACATGATGCAGGTTGCCGGTGCAATCTCGCTTCCGCTGGCTTTCTCCGCAAAGGAATTTGCGGATTACGATGACAAAATCCGCGTTCTCCGTGCCATTACCGGCGCGACGGCAACCGAAACGAATGTTTTAAGCACAAACATCCGCAACCTCGGCGCAAATACGGCTTTTACGGCTTCGCAGGTCGGTCAAGCCGCCGTCGAGCTTGCCCGCATGGGCTTTAATGCACAGGAAGTACAGGACGGGCTTCGTCCGATCCTTGATCTTACCCGGGCCACCGGCACCGATACGTTCAAGCTGGGCGAGGTTGCGTCTTATGCCGCCGCCGCGATGCGCGGTTTCGGTCTTTCCTCTCAAAAGTTTGCACAGGTCTGCGACGTTATGGGCGTTGCCGCCGACAACTCCGCTATGGATGTTGCCGACCTCGGTGAAGCTCTGAAAATCGCGGCTCCGTCCGCAAAAACGATCAATGAGGATATTCGCGATACCGCATCCGCGCTTATGTTGATGGCAAATGCAGGTGTGCGTGGCTCGCTCGCTGGCACGTCGCTTCGCAAAGTTTATCAATCGCTCGCGGCACAGTCCGGCAAGACTGCCGGTCTTACGCAGGAACAAATCGACGAGGGCATCCGTGGCGCGGATGAGCTTGCGAAAATGGGTATTCGCCTTGTCGACCAGAATGGCAATCTTCGGAAAACGAATGTCATTATGGCGGAAATCGCGAAGAAAGCCCGGTCGCTGAAAAATGGCGAAAAGATCAATTTCGCTACGGATATTTTCGATTTGCGCGGCTCTCTTGGCGCGCTTTCCATTATGGATAAATATTCCATGCTGGACACTTATCGAAAAATGCTCGATGAAGCGGATGGTTTCAACAAAAAGGTCGCTGATGATGTCGAGGCTGGCATGGGCGGTGCGATCCGTCAAATCGTCTCCCAGCTGAAAGAACTGCAAATTGCAATCGGCGATGCGCTGTTTCAGACGTTCGGTCGTGCGCGTCAAAGAATTGTTCAGTTTACGTCTGCGATGCGGACGCTGATTGTCTGCAACAAAGAATTCTTCGCAAGATTGGTTATCGGGATCGGTTCCGTTTTCCTGTTCGGCGCGGCTCTCTTTGGCTTGGGTGCGATCATCAAAATCCTTGCGTCTACGCTGGGGTTTACTATCGGGTTGATAAAACTCTTGGGGTTCGTCCTTGTCGCGCCGATAAACGCCTTTATTCTGCTGAAAAACGTGGTTGTCGCGGCAAAGGCGGCAATGCTGGCGTTCGGTGTCGCTCTCGGTGTCGGCGAAGGCGCGATGGCGATCTTTGGCGGCTCGATGATGACGCTTACTGGCATCTTCCTTGCGTTTATCGGTGTTTGGCAGATGTTCCCTGCCGTCGCCGAAGGATTCAAGAATGCGGTCGCCGGTGTTTATGATTTCGTCAAGCCGAGTGTCATGGGCATCAAGGATACGTTCTTGGAATCGTTCGCGATCATCAAGGATGCGCTTGTTTCCGGCGATCTCTCCGGCGCGGTCAAGGTTCTGCTTGCGTCGCTCAAATTGGAATTCGCGCTTGGCTTAAAGCCGATCAAACAGCTTTGGATTTCCCTTAAAAGCAATCTGTCTGCAACTTGGGCTGAATTGCTGTACGGGATTCGTATTTCTTGGGCTGGTTTCAAGTCTTGGTTTTCGCAGGGCTGGCTTTCCCTTTCCCACACCATTTCCGAAATATGGGATAAGGTGTGGGGCGGCGTTCTGCTCGCGATGAATCGTATTTCGTGGGAACTGAAATCCGTCTGGCGTGGCATCCAAAAGTTCTTCTACAATCTGATGAGCGAGATTACCGGCGGCGATTATACCGCCGAAATCCGCGCGGTCGAACAAGCCGAAAATCGCGATTATACCGAATACGTCAAGGGGCAAGGACGGGTTGAAAACGGCACGAAGCAAATGCAGAAAGAACATGCTGCCGAAATGCAAGCCGCCCGTACCGCAGCAAGCAATGAAATTGCGGCGATCATGGAAGAACGCGAACAAAATATGGCCGATCTCGAAAAGAAAGAACTTGAACAGTTCTTGCTTCTCGACAAGCAGATTGACGAATACCGCAAGGGCTATGAAAACGCAAAAGACTACGCGGCGATGTGGGCGAGAATGAAGAAACGCGCTGGCGAAATCGAAAAGTATTTCGAGGATGTCGTTCATACTTACAAGGTCGACGCGAACATGCAGCGGATCGTTGATTCCTACAAGCGTGCCCTTGAATCCGGCGACGAAGAAAAGCGCGATGCCGCCGAAGCCGCGTTGATCCGCGCGATCAACCGCGAACGTAACCTTGCAAGAAAAACGTCCGACAAGTTCTATGCGTCGCTCGAAGAAGCCCAAAGCGACCGCGTGATTTCCGATGAGGAAAACCGCGAACTTCGCGCCCTTGCGAAAGAACGTGCGAAACATCTGAAATTGCAGGAACAGCTTGAGGGAATCATGCAGACCGGTATTGCATCCACACAAGCGGCCATCTCGGAAGAACGGCAGCGTAGTGGGATCGGCGGATGGTCGAGCGATGCCGTCAATGCGATGCTCAACAATTCCGAATCAAAGCGCACAGCCGATGCGACGGAAAGCAGCGCGAAAACTCTGCTTGACATTAAGCGGCATCTCCAAAACAAAAAAACTACCATTACTTACGGAGCGTGATTATGGCTCGCGTTGAACAGAATTACAAAGAGCATGTCATGAGCATGGATCGCTGGGGTAATTATACCTCGGTCGAAGTGCCGTATATTGTGTTTGATGCAAAAGACAATCATGGTAAAGCCGAGGAATCCGTCGCGCTTGAAGCCGTCCGCGCCGCCGCTCCTGAAACGCTCCATAATCTCCCCGTCTATTCAATTTCGATTGATTCCCGTCTGGATGAATATACCTTTTCCGTCAATGTCATGTACTCCAATGCGGATTACGATTACAACGATGACGGTGACGAAGATCAGGAATCCACAGTCAGTTTCGATTGCGGGAATACCACAAAGCATGTCCTTTTCGCTTATGCACAGCGTCATCCTTATGGAAGCAAGGACGCGCAAGGGGCTATCGGATGGAATGGCAGCGTCGGCAAGGAAATGGAAATCTCCGGCTGCGATGTTCCGACCGCTGATATTCGTGAAACGCGCACAAAGGTCATGAATGTCGGGCATCTTACGACCGCGTATCTCCGGCGCGTCGCTTCGCTCGTCGGCAAGGTCAACAACCGGCGTTTCTACGGTTGGGAAAAGGGCGAAAGTATGTTTTTGGGCATGTCCTATATGCGGACGAAAAGCTCGCGTCGTGTTGTTGTTTCGTTCCATTTCTCGATCAAAACCAACGAAAACAACGTCAAGATTTCCGGGCACAATGTCGGCGATGTTGAAGGGCATGAATATATCTCCGCGATTCCGATTTCCGTGAACGACAATGGGCTGAAAAGCGATGTTTCCGATGTTTATGTGTCGAAGCCGTGGCTTTACGGTGATTTTAGCCTGTTGGGGGTGTAATCCATGAGCATGTATCCAGAAGTAACACCCGGACAGGCTTGGGAGCCGTCTGCACAGCTTGAAAATGATGTGCGTCGCCTTGTTAATCGCGGCGGGCTTTCTGGTGTTCGCGCGAGTGTCGGCGGTGTGCAGGTGGAAAACATCTGCATCAATGCCTACAATCCGCTCAATGTTGCAATTGCCGACGGCGATGTCGTAAGCATTCCCGAAGGCGCGTTGTCCGAGGGTGCTTTTCCGGTTGCGACGATAACCGAACATGAGCTTTGGCAGAACAATTGGGGTATTGCACAGGGTGAAATCGGCCCGCATCAATACGGCTCCGTTCTTGTCATGGGCGCGGCGATTGTGCCGATTGTCGCGGAAACTGGAACCGATACGTTTGAATTCGTTGTGCCGGTCGGGAATGGCGGCTCGTTCAAGAAATCGAAACGCGGGATCGCGCGGTATATTCGCCCAGTCGGTACCGGCTACGCCCTGATCTTTGTCGGTATTTCGTCTGGCTCCGTCTATGAGCGGGGGGAAGGTGTTCAGATTACCGGCGGGACTTACGGCATCGCGCCGGTTATTTCCGCAAAGATCAATCCCGGCGCAAACATCACGATTTCCGGCGGCACAGACGGTACGCCTTATACCATTTCCGCGACCGGCGGCGGTGGCGGCTCGACGTTCTATGTGCCGCAGTACAGCCAGCTTTATGTGTCCGGCAATCTCACTTCCGATGACCACGGACGTGCAACGACTTTTATCATTCCGGTGAAATCCGGGACGATTTATATTTCGGATGATGGCGGGGGCGCGGTTGCCGCCTATACTGATATTACCGGCACGACGCATCATGAAATCGACATCGGCGAGGGCGAAGATTACGAGGCTCCGGCTGATGGGTGGCTTCGCGTTTCCGTCTATGATGACGGCACTCATGGCGGGGCTTGTCTGCGTGTTTCTTCTTATACCGGGACGATTCCGCTTTACAAGTACGGCGGACATGCCAGCGGCAATGTTGGGTACCCGGATTATATTGCTCTCGCTGGCGGTACTGCCTCAAATTCGCTCGGTACGATTACGGATGAAGATTACAGCGGCGGGGCTGTTCCCGGTCCGTCCTCGATACCGTCTGATCCGAAACTCGGTATCACCTATTTTCTGCCGGTTTCTGCTGGCAGTGCAATCAAATATTATGCCTCGGTCGCTGCGCTCGTTCGTTTTGCGCCTGTTTCCGGCGGGTATCATTTCTATTATGACCTCTCGAATGAGCTGGAATGGACGCCGAACTGCGACGGATGGCTCCGCATTTCTCTCCTTGATGACGGCAATCATTCAAGCGAATGTTTCAGAATTTACATTGGCGGCGAGCGATGGTCGGATGCCGTGCCGCTCTATAAGGGCGGCAAGTTCGGCAATCAGGGCGCGACCGGCATTACGTCTACGATTTCCGGCACATCTGCGTCTATTACGTTGACCGGCGGCACCGGCTCCGTCAAGGTTAAGCCGGGAAACAATAAGATTTCGATTACCGGCTCCAATGGTGTGATCGCGATTTCCGCGTCCGGCGTGGACGGTATCGGCAATCCCGATTATATCGCTCTTGCCGGTGGTACGGCTTCAAATTCGCTTGGTTCGATTACGGATGAGGAATACGAAGAAGGTGTTACTGTCATTACCGGAAGTACGGTTCCTGATAATCCGGCTCTTGGTATTACCTATCTTCTACCGGTTCCGGCGAATGCGCCGATCAAATATTACGCTTCTGCGGATTGCCTTGTCCGGTATGCTCCGTATTACGAGGACAATGCCAGTCATTATTACCATGATCTTTCTGAAAGCCTTGAATGGACGCCGTCTGCCGGTGGCTGGCTTCGTATCTCGATTCTTGATGATGGTTCGCATAGCGGCGATTGCATCCGCATCTATGTTGATGGCGAGGATTATTCCGACGCGCTTCCGCTTTACAAATGCGGTTCGTTTGGCGGTGGTGGTGCTACCGGCATTACGGCAACGGTGAGCGGTGGTACGGCTTCTTCAATTACGCTTACCGGTGGGACTGGTTCCGTAATCGTTGAGCCCGGAAATGAAAATGTTACAATTGATGGTTCTACGAATGGCAGAATCAGAATTTCCGCCACGGGTGGTGGCGGTGGTGGCGGTTATGTTCCGCGATGGGGTACGCATTTTCATTACAGCCCGCAGGATGCAGCAGACAAAAACTGGATGTATTACGATGAAATCAATAATCAGACCATCGTCGAGCTATATACTTTGAACCCGCGTCACATGACGGCTGGGGCAAGAGGATATTTGAAAGGCAGCAGTTTGTCTCCTGATAATTCTTTTACTACAGCCGCAGAAGGTTATTTGTTCTGTTTCGCTGAAATCGCGTGTGATGGAAACGCGACCGCATCGAATCCCGGCAGCGTTCATGCAGTTATCGGATATGGGCAGTTCAAGGTCTGTTCCGTGTATGGATCAAGCGTTTCGGTTGGTGGAAGTCTTGTTATCCCTGTTCGAGCAAATCAAACGATTGAATTAAATATGTCAAACATCGACACAAGCAGCTCGATCATCGGAATGATATTTTATGAAAACGGAAAAGATTACAGATACCCTGATGATTCCGAATAACTTGAAATGTTCATCATAATTTTAAGGAGAAAAACCAATGCAAAAAATCATGCTCTACGCGACCGCGAATGAAACGCTTGCGAGCGTTCGCGATTCTGCGAATGCTCGGTCTGCATCTTCGCCGGTGTTCGTGCGTGGCGTTGAGGTCGAATTGCATCTGCGCCTGTTTGCAAACGCAAACGAGCAGGAACGCTATGTGCTGCCGTCCGGGATCGTTTCTTACGGATGGTATATGGATGTCGATTTCGATACCACGACGGCGTTTAAGATTGTCGGGGACAATGCCGATATTGTCGTTGTCGAGGTTCCCGATACCGTCGATCCCGATACCGGCGAAATTACCGAATACGGCTATACGGACATTCAGATTCCCATTACCAATATGAATTCGGAAGCTCTCGTCGAATGGTTAGGGATGAATAAATCCATGACGGGTCTGATTGGGGAATTGTGCGGGTATGATTCGACGGGAGCTTCCATTTTTGTGCTTCAAATCGAAGGTTTTACCGTTCGGAACCGCCTTTCCGATACTGGCGAGCCTTCTCCGAATGTCGAAAATTACCTCACGCTCGATGAAGCGCGCGCGCTGTTCATGAGTGATAATAAAGCCTTGCGTCCTTATCTTGATGTTGAAGTTCTCGGCGGTGGAAATTCTCGCGTTGATGGGCATTACACTTTCTATGATGCTTATCAAATCCGCTCCAATGTTCGGGAAAGTGTATTTGTTCGGGATGATGGTCAGGCTTTTGTTCAGTATGTATCTTCGCTTGGCGGCTGGATTATCTATTCCGCAAAGGAAGGTGAAGCGGTTACTGCGCGTTATCGTATGCCGTGGATTTTGACCGCGTCGAATCCCGGGCCGATTTCCGGTTTTTGGGAAAACATTACGAATCCGAGCAATTATTCGGCACAAGTGAGTGTCGTTACTCGCTACAATATTGCAGCTCAAACATATTAACCGGAGAATAAATATGCCTGAAACTATTGAAGTTGATTGCTGGGGGCAGGTTGCCGGGGAATCCGACAATTATCGCGTCAAGCCGCCCGTTACCGTGGAAATCGACACTCCCGCAAATGGCGAAGGCTTCACGTATCGCCGTTTTTACAAGGAGTGCCCGTGCATGATTCAGCGCGACGGCGTTGCAACTGTCGGTGATCGCACCTTTATCGAAACGAAGCTCGGCTATGGCGATTGGAACACCCGCGCATCAAGCATGACGTTCGTTGATTTCGCGCCTACGCTTGTTGTAAATCGGCAGGAAATTACCGCATCGAATCAATCTTTTAACGCTGTTGCCGGAACTGCAATCTCCGGGGCAACGGTCGCCGCTTCGCTGACCTATGGAACGGTCGCCGATAATGCGGTTTTCTCGTTTTATACCGGGTCAAGCATTTCCGGTGTGGAATTGTCGAGCGATGGGGTCTTTTCCGGTACGATTGCCGCAGCAGGAACTTAT